CAATTCATTACAGCATCCTACGAGATCACGATTTGGGCTCAATATGTTCAGCAAATGAATGATATTACCATGGCTATCACTACAAATATGCAGAGTTATGCTGGTCGAACTTTTAGGCTAGAGACCAAGAAGGGATACACTTTTGTAGCTTATCTGGACTCAAACTTTGATCCGGGCAATAACTTCGATGATTTTACCGATGATGAAAGAATCATTAGGACTAGTTTTAGTCTTAAAGTACCGGGTTATATTTTAGGTCAGTCTTATCCAGGTTCTCCCAATCGTCTTAGAAAAACAATGTCAGCACCTCAAGTTAATTTTGAAATGATAGTCATTAACGAAGGTAAAGATATTGCACCGCAAAATGTAGGATCACCTAGTGGTTCACCGGATGATTATATTTTAGACGATCGATCAATTAATGCTCCACTCCCCGGGCAGTCGATAGCCGGAGTTAATGCCAATTCAATATCAGATCCTCGAAATCCTGGTGTATTAAATGCAGAAAAGCAAGATACTGCCTTGATTGGAAACGTAAGCAACGATATCGTGGTACAGCCGGCCAATTTTACTAGCGGCTCAGTAGAATATGGCGGTAGTGGAACACCGATAAGAAATAACATAGTTGTGATGGAAAAAAATCCCCTGACCGGCAAAGAAGAGGAACAAAAAACTTACTTGCGCACAAGAACGAGCAGAAATGGAGAAACAGTTTACAGGGAGATTATCTAATAATCGATTTTGTAAAAATCATTTTGAACAAATTTCATTGTATTCTGTGTTCGACTTGATATTTAGAGAAGAGCTTCGAGACTGAAGAACAGGAGAAGACATGGCAGAGCAAACATTCAGATCGCCGGGATTTTTTGATCAAGAAATTGATTTGTCCGGCAGACAAGTTGAAGCCAGCGGTATTCCGGCCGGTGTAGTCGGCACCGCGGAAAAAGGCCCGGCCTTTGTGCCGGTTACGGTAGGCTCCTTTGCTGACTTTGAGACAAAATTTGGCAGCCTAGACCCCAAGAGATTTGGACCTTACGCCGTGCAAAAGTGGTTGGAAAACAGAACTGCATGCACTTATGTCAGGGTTTTGGGTGCTGGAGCCAATGAAACAGCCACTCAAATTTCAGATACCAAAACTGCTGGCATTGTTTCGAATGCAGGCTTTGTAGTTTCAGGAACTGTCGCTGCAGATGGAACTGTGGTGAGTTCTGAGGGCGATGTACAGTTTATTGTAGCAGCACATGATGCATCAACAAATGAAGCTTCTGGTTTTCCAGTTCTGACTGATAATAGCAGCATTCAAGATGCCAGTAAAGCTTTTCTTGTTCGCGGCATGGTAATGTTGGCTTCTGGCACTAGACTTCTTACGATTGACAACGATGCTTTTTATTCTTCGGTCTCAACAGAAGCACAAGTTGGAGCAATTGCTGGTTCTCCTCTTACGCAAGCAAAATATTTTAAGCTTGTTTTAAGTTCTTCAGCAGATACTTTTGGAAATGATGAATCCGAAGCAGGAATCAGAATCTTAACCGCTTCTTTGGATCCCAACGACGGCGTTTATATTGGCAAAGTTCTCAATACAAATCCTTTGAGATTTCAACAAGAACAGCATCTACTTTATCTTGATTGCGCAGTTGAACATGATTTGGCGCCCGTAATTTCCTCGACGGCATACAAAACAGTTTCTGTAGTTTCCGGATCTGCTCTTACTAGTGCTGACTCTGGGCTTTCTACTGTGCCTTTTGAGTCTCTCTTTGGAAGATTCGATACCAGATATACTACGCCACGCACGACGTCATTTATCTCACAGCCTTATGGTGAAGCGGAATACGATTTATTTCACTTTGAAACAATCGATGATGGCGCTTATGCAAACGAAAAATACAAAATTTCAATTGCAGCCGTCAAAGCTTCTACTAATAAAAAGCAACCATTCGGCTCTTTTGAAGTTCAAGTCCGAGCTTTTGACGATAGTGATACCAACTCGGCGATTCTAGAAAGGTTTCCAAATTGTTCGCTGGATCCCACGTCGGACCGATATATTGCTCGACTCATTGGCGATAAAAAAGTTCGATTTGATTTTGATCAGGAAGATCCGGAAGAACGTCGCTTGGTCGTCACTGGAAAATATCCCAACGTTTCAGCACGAATTCGCGTGGTGATGAATGAGCAAGTCGAAAGATCCCAAGTGCCAAAAGATGCACTGCCCTTTGGGTTCCGTGGTGTTCCAGTTCTTAAGACGACTGATTCTTTGACAGATTCAGCTACAGCTTTGGCAGTGGGTGGCACAACATACGGCGATGCAGCCATCAATAGAACTGCTGATGCTCCAAGCGGGGCAACTGGTTCAATCATGCCTCCGATGCCTTATCGAGTCAAAGTTACTCGTGGTGCAGTTGCTTCTGGAGCGGGATTTTTAGGAAATCCTGGCGATGACGAAAGAGTTGACAGCAGATTTTATTGGGGTGTAAAAACAACTCCTGTTCCTGTAGATTCTACAACTGATGCAATTTTTGGTATTACAGACGCTGTATTAAATGCGAATGTTGGTACTGGCATTAATCCGCTGGTTAGGGCTTACACCAAATTTCAAGGCATTGAAAAGCTTGATACACTTGTTACCGGATCAGGCAAAGACGTCTTTAACGACAATAAATTTACTCTCTCAAGGGTTGCTCTTTATAATGCGGCTACAGCTCTTTCAGACGTTACAGTTCAAGTAACTGGAACAGCTGGAGAACATATGCTTGAAGCTGCTTACGTCAGAAATGGAGCTCCAAATTCAGTGACTTATACTGTCGATGATGGCACCGCCGGCGGGTCAAATAGAATTACGCTAGCGTCTCTAGTCGCAACTTCTTCAGCACTCTTCAACAGGTTTACCGGTTTCGCTAAGTTTACTAATGTATTCTACGGCGGATTTGATGGCGTGAATATTCTCGATGAAGACATGTTCTACTTCCGAGATCGATCGCTTTCTGCTGACACGGGCGGAAAAAATGTTGAAGCTGCAGCCACTCAAAATATTGGATTGAAAACAAACCCATCTGGTTTTGGCCGCAGAAATAACCAAGTATTCTCCCTGAGAGAAGGCATCGATATTATATCGAACCCAATATCTACCAGGATCAACCTCCTGGCAGTACCTGGCGTCAGAGAGCCTTACGTTACTGACCATGCTGCTGAAGCCGTTAAAGACTACGGCTTGGCCATGTATGTCATGGACGTGCCAGAATACGACAAGGACGCTGCGCGTCTCTATGACAACTCAACAGGCCGATCTAATGTTTCCAACACGATCGATCAGTTCGAGTCGCGTGTCATCGACAACAACTATGTGGCAGTTTACTTCCCAGATGTGACCATCGATGATGACGTCAATAATCGCGTGGTTGAAGTTCCGCCTTCAGTCGCAGCTCTCGGAGCTCTCGGATTCAACGACCGAACTCAGCAGGTCTGGTTTGCTCCGGCCGGCTTTAATCGAGGTGCTCTGGACTTCGTCAACAACGTCGAAAACAGACTTTCGTCTGCAGACAGAGACGATCTCTATGACGCAAGAATCAATCCGATTGCCACCTTCCCGAGAGCCGGCTTTGTGGTCTTCGGACAGAAAACGTTGCAGGTTGCGCAGAGTGCGCTGGATCGCATCAACGTTCGCAGAATGCTCATTGATGTCAAGAGACGAATTGGTGGCATTGCTCAGAGATTGGTATTCGAACAGAACAATGCAGCGACTAGAGCAAGGTTTGTAGCCGAAGCTGTTCAGCAACTAACCGCAGTTCAATCCGGACAGGGTATCGAAGCCTTCAAGGTAGTCTGCGACGAAACCAACAATACTGCCGCAGAAATCGAGCAGAACAGAATGCGCGGCCAAATTCAGGTCGTGCCTACTCGTGCGGTTGAATTCATCGCTGTTGACTTTATTGTCACAAACAGCGGAGTGACCTTCGAGTAAGAAATAAATAGATAAAGTGCAGGAGAAAAAATGGCAGAGCTAACATTTCCAGTAAGTCCGGGCGTCGTCACTCGAGAGATTGACCTCACCGGTCCGACACAGATTGCACCGACCGGCGTTCCCGCAGGTGTGGTCGGCACTGCAGTTAGAGGTCCCGCTTTCGTCCCAGTGACTGTGGCGACTTTTCAGGATTTTATTGCTGCTTTTGGCAATTCAGACGGTGAAAAATTCGGTCCGATTGCCATGAGAGAGTGGCTCCGAAATGCTGGGGCCGGCACTTTTGTTAGAGTGTTAGGCACAGGAGACGGCAATCCAAGAACAATCACCGGAACAAATGCCGGCAATGTAACAAATGCTGGTTTTGTTGTCGGCAATCAATTGCCGCAAGCTAACGGTAATCTTGGAGACAATGCAAAAGCTGGAACTGGACAAGCTACGACCCCACTGGGCAAAGTTCACTTTTTGACAGCCTTCATGTCTGAGTCTGCTGGTTCTACAATTTTTTCCGATGCCGGCATTCAAACTGTAGGTGAAAACAAAGCTCAGCCAATTGTTCGTGGAATTCTGATGGCGCCGTCCGGAGTTGTTCTAGCTCTTAGCTCCAACTTAGAGGCAAATAACGATCCTAATGATTCTTCAACTGTTGGCCTAGCTGCAGCCGGAGTTTTTGGAGCTGCGCCTAATGATGCTGGAGCACCGATTGGAACGATCAACACGACAACGCAAGAATTTGTAATGTTTGCCAACGGATTAGTACCGACAGCAAAATATAAAAATATTCTTACAGCTTCTCTTGATCCTGCTGCTCCCAATTATTTTGTCAATGTATTTAATACGGATCCGACAAAAATTGAAGATGCTGGTCACTATCTCTATGCACACTATGATATATCGGCAAATTTAGCTGTTGTTACTGGTTCAACCGTTGTTACAGCTGCTGAATGGGCCAATGGAGAACCAGCTGCGCTTCTACTTACTTCCTCACAAGGCAGAAATACGGGAACTGCGACCACGGCGACCACAATCGGCACGCCAAACTTTGAAAACTTTGAGGACAGATTTGCCGCGGCCTTCTCTCCCTTCGTTGTTTCACAAAAATTCGGCGCTAATAACATTAACTTGTTCCGATTCCACACTCTAAGCGATGGCGTCATCGGTTCAGGCGAATTTAAAATCACCATTGAGAACGTCAAAGCTTCTAGCAAGGCCAATAATAAGTTTGGCACCTTCGACGTACTGGTTCGAAGATTCCTGGACAATGATTTAAATCCAGAAGTTGTTGAGTCCTTCAGGGGCTGCACGCTGGATCCAACGTCGGATTCTTACATTGCCAAGCGCGTTGGAGACAGAAACACCTTCTTCGATTTTGATGCCGCAACCGGCGCTCAAAAAGTGGTGGTCGAAGGCGACTATCCCAACGTTTCGAATTACGTGCGGGTTGAACTGAGCTCCGAACTAGAAAATGGTACAGTTGATGCCACAGCGCTTCCGACTGGATTCCGCGGGCTTTATCACCTGGTGACTTCCGGAACCTCCAATACGGCTTCAGTTTTGACCGGATCATTTAGTTCGGCCGGCTCTGCAAATACGGCGGGCATTACAGTTGACACCCTGGCGCAAGTCGTTCAGCCTCCAGTGCCAATGCGCGATACAATCGCTGTGGGCGTAACGCCTCGCAAAAATGTGCAGCAAGCATTCACCTGGGGCGTGCAGTTTGAGAACAAAGATTCTCTCACGCAGCCTAACAAGAATGAGAACATTGACGCTTCTCTGCTTTCACATGCCAAGTTCTTCCCAGGCTTCTTTACATCAATTCAGAACCCCTGGGTTGGAGACAATGCTGGCGCGGCTGATGTTGGTGGTTCGGTGTTAGATGCCGACAGATTCAACAACAATCTCTTCACTCTAGAGAGAGTGCAGGTCATCACAGCTTCTAACGATAGACCAGATCCGCAGCAGTGGGCCGCGGCAACTTACAGTAGAAATGCAGTATTGACAGCATCCCTGCCGGACAGAGATGGCGTTGCTAGCGACAAGGTGAGATTTCTAGATGCAACTAAGGACTTTACACACGTTCCGTCGCAGCGCTACTTCAAGTTTACCTTCCCGCTCATCGGTGGCTTCGATGGCGTCAACATCTTCGACCTGCAGAAGTCCAAGTTAAGCGACACTGCTGCTCGCCGAGAGATGGACGACACCAACCAGGGCGGCAAGAACGGCCCGACGGTTGCAGCCTATCGCAAGGCAGTCGACCTGATGGAAGCCAAGCAGGATGTCGACATTCAGCTACTGGCCATCCCGGGCATTCGACACCC